CTTTTTTAAGACTAAGTAGGATTCTTCTGTTATTTTGTTTCTTTCAGACGAAGGGAAGCTTATCCATACATTCCCATCTTCAGTGTTGTAATAGCGATCTAATGCTAAATTGTAATATTCGTTTGATGTTTCTTTTATAAAATATTTAAAATGAGTTGCCCACGAAGGAGGTGCGTGATTAGCTAGAAATTTCAAGCTAACTACGGATGAGGCATCTGACTTAGGTATCGCTATAGACGCGTTATTATTTGTAAACACAGGTGTTTCTCTGCCGTACTCATCTAGATACAAAAGGCCGGCTTGGTACGTTCTTAGTGACTTTATAGAATCGTAAGGCATTCTTAACAAATCCTCGTCATTAGCGCTGGGATGTGTTAGCGCTTGCTTGTCTACACTGATATCTATTACAGCGGGCACATTGTAGCTTTGCAAATAGTTACCGTATACTATTCTATTCTTCGTTATCTCTAGCGCCTTAGCTTTACGAGGCACGTTGTCCCATGGTCTTATTATTTGATTAGAATCAATGACCGCGCCAATAATTTCAGATTTTATACTAAAAGAAGTTATTGATTTATCGTCAATTGTATCGACCAGATAAACAGCATTAGATATAGACTCTTTATATAAAATCTCAATTTCTTTGACGTCGTCGTTACCCCACGTTAAATCTAATATATCTAGCTTTCTTATATTATTGGTCATACCAATATTGTAAGCATCAGACGATACATATTTAAATTCATTACCTAAAAACGCTGGCTCTGTCCAAGGTGAAAAAGTAGAATACTGATTATCTTTATATTTCCATCTATATGCAAAACGTACAAACCTAAACTCAAACATAGGCATGTCTTCCTCTAATAGAATTTCCCAAACAATTGGCTCTATATTACCAAGATCATCATAGGCTTTAATTATATCTTGAGATATGGATAAAATATTTATAGTAATAGAAGTGGTTCCTGACCCGGATACAACTTCCGCTCTAATGCCAAACTCGTTTATTTCGTTTGAGTCGTTTATGCGACTACCCACTAAATTTACTATACTTCCCGCGGCCCAAGTTGGGGCGGCGCTGGTAGTTATAGTTACTTGCCCTGTAATCCCAGCGGGATAATTAGCCGGATTTTCTTGCGCCTCGGCATAAGTGGGCATAGAAATGTAGTCTTCTGGATCAGCGTTAGCTGGTATAAATGTAAAGTTTTCTTGATCTGTTACAGTGTATTCAGAAGTTACAGGAGTTATACCTGTACCCGGGCCGCCAATAACGCTGGCAAACATTGCTATATTAGGGGAGGTTAATGGGGATTTTTTTATTACAGCAATATCTTCTTCTACGAAGTCTCTGGTATATATTTTAGAATGAGTTGTAAAGTTTGGTGTAGAATTTTGAAAGTCATCAATGTTTAACCTTTTAGGCTCAGTCTGATCGTCTGTCCAATATAAAACATTATCTATAACACTTACACCTGTTATTAAGTTTTCTTTTCTAAAGTTTAAAAAGTTTGATATTGTTTTGTCTTCAACTAAGAGTGGCGAAACGATTTTATCTGAATCTGAAAATTGCGCAATAACACTAACTTCATTAGAGGATATAAACCAATATATTTTATTAGTCAACGTGTCTACAAAGCTACCTATACATATGGCGTTAGTTAAACTATTAATATAATCACTTCCCCATTCTATAAAAGAATTCGTGGTTGGATTATATAATTTATTTAAAACCTCAGTATTACCTTTTATATTTTGTAAAGCACCCGTATCCGATCCTTCAGATGTGGATATCTCTAAATTTAAAGCATCTCTATACTGGCCTTCTGGTATTAATCTTTCGTCTTGGTCTTTGTTCATTTTACCGCCACGAAAGGTGTGCAAGAATTCTGCCATATTAATGTTTTATTTGCTTAGATTTACCTCTCATTATTTGAGTAATCTCTTCTAATTTTATATTTGATAATCTTAATTTAGCGTTTCTTTTAGCTGCTGAAGATTCTTTTTTAAATCTTTGCACAACATATTCTGGTATGTTTGGCCTAACGGATAAAATAGCGTAAGCAATATACTTATATAAAGCTTCTTCCGCTAACTTATGAATTACCATTTCTTCATCTGTAGCTAATCCATCGGAAACATATTTTAAAGTAACTATGCGGTTGCACATATCTGAGCTAAATCTAATCAACCCTTGTATTGGGTCTATAAAAAACACGCCATTAGATTGCATATATTGCGGGTCTAAGCCGTATCTTTGCCCAATGTTACCTCTTTTAATTAAATCTAATTCGCGCTCGCTTAGGTCATTACCAGCGCCATTACCGCGCTGCCTAAAATCATGCCATGTGTTAGACTCTTGAGATTCCAGAATTTCTCTGTTTTGCTGATCAAATAAATATTCGTAATTGTGATCTTGAAGTATTGGTAAAGGGTTACTTGTTTTAGATGTGGGATATATAATGCGCTCAACCCCGTTGTCATTCCAGGTTAATTTTACGTAATTTACATAATCCTGCGGTAAGACAAAGTATAGTTGTGGTCCAACTTCTATTTCAACAGCCTTGTTAGAAGGTAAGATGTCAAAGTTAAATTCCTGTATTCCCCGCATCGCGTGAAACAAAACATCGGTTCTTTTTATTTTGCTAATTATTTTACCTTCGCCAACATAAGAAATTATAAAGTTGTTAATAACATCTTTTATCGTAGTAAATTGGTAATCCCCATAATTCTCATCCCAGCTGTTCCACTGGCCATCTGCGCCGAGGTAATATTGTTCGTTGTTTTGAGTAAGTAATCCCATTTATTATGATTTTTCTTGTTGTGTATTTCTAACCTCTTCTTGTGTAGCTATTTGAGTAACAGCTAATTCCTTTGATGCCAAACTTGCTAGCTCAAGTATTTTTATAACCAATTCAGTTTCTTCAGAAGCATGCAACTCGAAATCCACAGAGTAGGTTGAATCATATAATGCTTCACCTAATACCATTTGGTATTTCCATTCAACCTTAGCGGGTTGCTTTATATAAGTTAGATCTACATCCAATTGTATTTCTTGATCTCCATATACTTTGAGTCCTTTGTTGTCGGCTACATATATAGGTCTAACGTTTTTAGGTTTTGTAAGTGGAGAAGAGTTTATATATAAAAACTCGTTTGCATTAATCCTTTCTACAGTAACCTCCTCTATCGTTGTTTGAGGTGTTTCTGGCCCTAAAGCTGGATCTAATATTAGTTTTGTTGTAGAGTTTTTGTATATCACAGTACCAAGACGGTACATATCTTGCGGGAGAGTAAATGAATTATCCGCTATTGAATACACAAGATTGTCACGTGTTTCGAATATAGCTATTTTTTCATCAAGTAATTTCAACATGTCTGAATACTCAGTGTCATTACCTGGTAATCTACCAAATTGATTTATATCGTAAAAGTATTGTTCGAATAAATCTAATTGTGCTTGATTTGCAAATAAATTAAATTCCTGAGGCGTAACATACCCTCGTTGTTCTTTATTAAGTATTGATAATACCCTTTGATAAACAGTATCTATGCTTACAGCCATATTTTATTATTTATAGTAATTAAGCCACCTCAAAGATGGCCTAACCACTATGAGTGACTATTAAAGTCGTTTTTCAATTGCCTTGTAAACTTCAACACCATCATCTGTCTTAAACCAAGCGGCTAATGCCGAGTATGGGTTTTCATCAAATGGTATAGTTAAAAGTTTTCTTTTGGCATCGCCATATGTAAATGTTCTTTGATCTGCGGACAGCTGAATAATCCTAGCTTCAACCGCTTTAATACCAAAGTTTCTTAGCTGCACATTATCGTCTTGCGCTAGCTCTGTAAATAACAATGGCTTTCTTTTAGCAAAAATTAATCCATCTCTTTTTAATTCGCTGCTAGACAGCTCGTTTACTTTATTGCCAAACTCAACTCTTAATACAGCTTCTAGCTCATCAATGCTAAGTGATTTAGCTAAGTTTAAAGCCGCTATTTCTGCTTCAATCCAATCTAACTGACTAGCCGCTTGTTGTACGGGTTTGTATTCTTCGTAAACCTCATCTCTAAATGGATGATATAAAGAAAGTAATTTTTGTAAAACTTGGTTTTCTTTTGGTACACGCAGCGCACCGTCTCTCATTACAATTCTGCCAAGTGTAGATACCCCTTTTTGTTCATCAACAAATGGAGACCTTTGATTGGTAGCGTATTTTAGCTCTCTTTGATACCCTTGTTCTTTGTCAAACCAAAGTAATGGTCGCTTAGCCGTATGCCGTGAAGGTATTGTAAATACTAAAGGTCGCTTATTGCTTTTTAACGTGTATAATCTATCTTTAATTTCCCAACTAGGTTCAGTTGGTTGAGTTACTGCTTTTTTTGCAACAACTGGCTGAGGTGCAACCTCAATTGTTTCTTCTGCTTTAGCTTTCTTAGCCATAATATAATATAATAAAAATGTTAATAAAAGTAATAACTACCCCCGTAGATTCAACGAGGGTAATTACTACATTAAAGTAATACTAGACTGTTGATTTCAACAATACGAAGTTATTAGCAGCTTGTACACATAGCGCTCTTTCAGATAAGAAATGAACATTCATTTCATCCGCGTCGCTTGTGAAGTTACCACCAACTGAACCAGTTACCCAAGACTTTAATCTACGGTCATCAGCTTCAGAAGCTCTGTAGCGGATGTGTAGGAATGGTCGTGAGATATTTTTCCCTAATTGTTGATCATAAACTGTTGAAGTTCCAGCTGGTACCAAAACGCCATCCACATCAGCAACTAATCCACGAGTAGTAGAATCGTTTAGATATTTCCAGTCAGTTTTATAGAAGTCATAAGAACCTCTACGGAATCCAGAGAAACCTAAGTTTAATGCCATATCTGCAGAGTTGTCAAATACACCGTAAGATGTACCGCCAGCTCCATAAGTATTTTGCTGTGCAAGCATATTGTCAATTGATAAAGAAGTAGCTCGGTCTAAGAAAAGCATGTTTTCTTCAATTGCTCCTTGCTTGTCAAGCTCAGCTAATATAGTGTCAAATTCAGCTAAACCTGGGCTTGGTGCACCACCACCTGCTGGTGGAACCTCTCCAAAATTAGCATCATTGTATACAAGACCACGAGTTTCAAGTACAGAAAATAAACCGTCAGAACCAGTTATTGTACCACCGCCACCGAATCCAGCAGCTTGCGCGATATCTCTTGTAGTCCCATCGATATTTAATGATTTCTCTGCCTCAACCATAGCCATTTCAAGTTGATCTTCGAAACGGATACGAGCTTCGTGCTCAGACTTTAAGTACCATAGGTATCCAGAAGTTCCAGCTTCAGTAGTTACTTCTACCCAACCAATTTGAGCAACATCAGAACCATTCACATTATACTTATCTCTAAGAATAATTGGCTTGTTGTTGAAAGTTGTGAAAGAAGCGTCAACTGAATTACCAGCTTGTGAAGTTCCTTTAGAATACTCAGAACCGTAAACAAATACTTTTACATCAGTACCGGTAACTGTAATACCTGATACTTCACCGTAAGTGTCTACTTCTACATTCTGCCCTGTTACAGCCTTCACATATGCTTTTTGAGTTGTAAATCCTTTAGATACAACGATTGTCATTCCTGGACCAATCAAGTGACCAGCTGGGAAAGTTAAATTAGTTGTGTCTACTACTTCTACGTCATCATAAGCGATGTGTAAGCGCCCTTGCTCAGACCATACTACTTGATCAGAGGCCATAGGCATTTCAGCCCCAACCATACGTAAAAACCCAGAGATAGTACGGTTACCGTATCTCTCTACTTCTTTTTCGTATACTTCAGGTAGAAATTGTTGTGTAAAATCCATCTCCCCTACAGAAAGATAGTTGTCACCAAACAACCCTTTAATAGGGCGTGGGGTTAAGTGACTTAAGTTTGCCAACGTGGTTGGCGTAGTTGCAAATGCCATTTTATTATTTTTTAATGGTTAATTATCTTTTTTTAATTTTCAACTTTGAACCACTAACACTATTGTTTGGAACTGCGCGTATTTGCCAACCATTTGCCGTAGTTACCTTTTCATGAGTCCCTCTCGGATCCATGTCTACGTTTTTAGATTTTTCAATACTGCTTTTCATTGCATCAGCTTTACCTTGTTCGTAAAAGTGATTAGCAATAGCATCAGCATTCATTGCTGTAAATAGAGATTTGTGATACCCCTTAGCGTCTATCATTTCATTTTTGTCGTTCAAGAACTTCTTGACGAAATTATTGATGTCGCTTTGGGTGTCTTTAACCTCTGTGGTATCTTTAACTTTAAACCTATACCTTTTGTCTCCAACAGAATAATCAAAACCTTTGAAATTCTCACTAAAAACAGTATCAGTTTGCTGTAAAAATATTTTTGCTTGTTGTTCGTTTTCCTTTTTAACGGTTTCTTGTTCTTTATTGTACCTATTAAAAAAGTCAACGGCTTTTTGTTGTTCTGGATTTAATTTTGACCCAGCTTTAATTTCTTCGTAATAATTGTTTTTAAGTTTTTCAAGATGTTGCTTTGCTTTAGCAGCTTCTTCTTTAAAAGCAATTTTAGCTTTACGTATTTCTTTTGGTTCATCTAACTCTTCGTCATATGAAAAGTCTTCCATAAGAAGCTCTATGTCTTCTTTGTCTAAGTGAGGTTTAGTGGTTTCATAATATTCTTTAATAAGCTGCGCTTCGTTTAATGCAGAATAATCGGTATTAAGCTTTACATAGTCTTCTAAACTTCCACCCGTGTCATTCATAAAGTCAACAACTTTTTGAATATTTTCTGGCAAATCAACGCCAGCGTCGGCTTGGACTATAGCTTGTTCAACTTGCTCAGTGAGCTCCTCTACTTGTTCAACAACTTCTTCTTCAGTTACTTCTTCGAGAACAGTTGATTCTTCTTGTTCGGGCTCCCGTAATTCTTCAACCACTTCTTCGCTGTTGCTACTGTCTTGGGGTTCTCCGACAACAGCATCGCTGTCATCTGCGCTTTGCTCTTGAACGGCATCTTCTTCTTTATTGAGTTTAGTAAAATCTACTTTTATTGTGCCTTCATCATCCTGGGATACAGGTGAATCTGCATTTTGCTCTGGTGCTTTATTTTCAGCAGCAGGCTGCTCTTGGACTTCTTCTTGGGAGTCAAGAACCTCTTCTTGGTTTTCTAACATGATAAAATATTATATAATTATTACTATTATTATTACCTAGGCTCGAAAGAACCTAAGTCAAATCCTCCGCCAATAATGTCGTTTCCGCTGGATTCAAAGTTTTGTGGAGGTGTATTGTTTTTTCTTTGTTCTATAAGTTGACTTTGCTGCGTTGCTTGCAGCTTAGTTCTTTCGTCTTTTCTGTCTTCTTTTTGCGTTTCTTTCTGTGCTTGACCTGATGTCTCGACACCTTTTAACTGCATATTATATTGAAATTCCTGAGCCATCAACTCTTTTTTAGCTGCAACTTCAGCTTGCATTTTTTGCAATTCAAAATTATTTTCCATTTGTAATAGCTGAGCTTTTTGAGAAGTTAAAGCTTGATTCTTTTGTACTTCAGCGGCGGCAGCTACCTCTTGCGCTTGGGCGTTTGCTTGTGCTTGTGCTTGAATATTTTCTTGCTGGATTAATTGATCTTGTTCCTGCTTACGCTTCCTGCGTATTTTTAAAACTTGGTTTGCTAGTTTAAGATTTTTTATTTCTCTTATATCAATAGCGTCTGACAAATCTATAAGTCCCGCGGATAATGCGGTTTGTATGTTGTTCTCCAGCATAGAACGCTCTTCGTCATCTGGAGCTAATTCTAAAAATATACCAAAATCGTAAAGATGCAAATCAGACATTTCTTTTAATGTAGCAACATTATGACCACCTATTTTTTGTATAAACGCGTCTCTTGATGGTGAATACTCTAATATATCTGATATTCTTAATGACAAACATTCTGCAATTTGAGCGGTTATAAAAAGACCAGCATCTAATATATGTCTTGTTGCTGTATTAGAATTTGCCGCTGCCATTTTTTGAATGCCAACAAGAGCTCTTGAGTCTGGGGCACTACCATCTCTAGCTTCATTAAGTCCCGTTACGTCACGTATCATTTGTAAATAATAGTTATACGTAGATATTAAAGACTGCAATTTTTGACCGCCAGACCCGCTTGCTATTTCTTGCACAGGGACTTTGCCAGGATTCATGTCTCCCTCTTGGGTCATAGACCTACCTATAACCGAACCTGTTTGGAAAAACATGTTTAATGCCTCCTGCGGGTTGTAGTTTGTTCCATTACCTAAATCTATTTCAGCCAAACCATCTGCATCAAGATAAACGCCGTCAGGTATCATTCTTGACATTACTTGCTGTAATTTAAGATGCGTCAGCTGTATCATATCGGCAAACCCTGTTATGCGGCTGACTATAGATTCTATTTTACCTTTATACATTCTTGGAGCTACAATGCTGTAGTTCATAAGCACCTTAGTATGATCGCTTTTTGGTCGCATCATATTTTTTGCCATATCCCATTTAAGCAAATAATTAGTGCCTAAAACTAAAACGCCCTCATATAAAACTTCTAAAGATCTAGATAACTTACCAAAATTCTTTTCAAGCTCCTCTATGGGTGGATCAAATTGATCATCTCTAACAAGTATTTTACTTGCGCCTGTAGCTGTTTCTTTAACTTTGTAAACTTCGTTCATGTAAGTTTTAAAATTAAAGTACAATACTTGTACCGTATTGCTATCAGACTGATCGTAATTTCTTATTGTTCTATCGTAAAAGCCGTTATTTTGAAAGCCTTGCTTGGATATTTGCTCAAGATCTTCTTGCGTTAAATCAGGAAATTGCTTTTTTAATTCATTTAAAGGTATGCTTTTAACTTCACCGCAATAGTATATATCATCAAAATACGGTGATTCAGTGTACGAATAAACTAAATTAGCGGGGTCAACATAATCAACAACGACACCCTCGGATTTGCTAAATCTATTTTTTACAGCTCCAATACCTATAACAGATAGGTCGTATATAACTCTTTTCTTTGTTAAATCATAATTATTACCGTTTAACAAAGTTTGTATTGCCTGCTCTTCCGCTAATTCAACAGCTTGCTTATATGTCAGTTGCATATGCAGCTCTAACTCCTCCTGGCTGTCAGGTAAAAGCTCTGGATCATTTTCAAAAAGATTAATACCAAATTCAGCTTCCGCAAATTCATTTAGCTCTTTCGTTTGCATATCACGTATGATAGATTCCATGTAAGCTGTTCGTTTGCTCACCCCGTAAGGATCTTGTGAATATGCCTTTATATCAAAAGCTCTTTCAGCTATACCGTTAACTAATATATCAACAAACTTTGATATAATAGGAACGGGTTTCCAATCTAAATTTAAATAAGATAGATCACCGTTTATTGATAATTCATCTTTATACTTTTGTATTGGTTGTTCACCTCTAGCATATAGCCTTAAATTATGGAATGTATTTTGATTGCTTCTATATCTCGAAGTGCCGGAGTCTGATTTAAACCACTCGTCCTGAATAGCTCTACCTACCCGAAGGCCATACTCTGATGACATTTTTTCTTCGTCACTAGCAACTTGGCTAGGAAAAAAACTTTTTACAACTGACTCAGCCATACGTTATTTTATTATTTTCGATATTGTACCGCTATTTTTATATTTAGCAATATTTAAATTTAACTTTTGTTTTTGAACAGGAGCAACTGGTCTATATAAATGTCTATTACAAGCCATTATAGCAAGCCCTGAACTTATAGCCGCATCAAACTTTGTTCTTTTATTTATATCAAATTTTGCCCAATCGTTTAGGGTGGTGTTAAAATACATGTCCCCATATTGCCCATCTGCTTTTAAGCCTACATATTTATCTATATAAGCCTCTATAGCGGCTGCGTGGGCTTGTTTAATATCCTCACTTGAGTTTGGAATTCCGCCTATTTCTTTTTCGGCTACCGATAACTTATTCCATATCTTATCTGGTCTATTCATTGAGTAGCCTCTGTATCCTCTTCTTTTAAAGTAGTACAACAACCTAGGTTTGTTATTTTCAGCCAATATGGGCATTCCATAAAATACACAAGCCATAAGCACATCTTCAAAAAACATTTCAGAAGTTTGAGGTCTTGCAATGTATTCTAAAAAAAATGAATTTGGTGGGGCATTTTCCATACTAAACTTAGTTAGCCCATGCAATGCTCCCTTAGACCCTTTGCCATCAACTGTCCCTGATATGTCATAACTATCACACCCGAAAGCGCCAATATGTTCATTGCCTGGAAATTTAAAACCGTTTTTTGTGTATTGCTTATTTTGCAATTCATAATTAGGGACCCAAGTTATTTTAAACCTACCGTTAGGGTTTGGTGTAAATTTAACCTTAGTATCTTTTATTCCATTTTCCCACGAAAAGCTACCAATATTTACTACATTAGTGCTTGACAGATCTTCGTTATAATCTATTTGCTCGTATATTTTTACTAAATTAAATATACTATTTTTAGTTTCATCTCTAAACGCATGCTCTTCTGTGCGCGGAAACTGCCTATAAAACTCATTTAAAGCATCCTGGTCGCCTCTTAATCCTTCTACCTCATTGTTCCAATGCTCAATAACCCCGACTTCGATAGCGTCTCCGTGTGGGCCAACGCAATCTGCTGGTGGGTCTTCGAATATAGGCATTCCATAATTGTCAATGAATCCTTCGTAATTCCATTCCATAGGAATGAACAAAGAATATAATCCTGACTTAGTTTGTCCATTGCGGTTTCTTTTTGTAACGTCCGAGTCATTATAAAGTTTTTTAAAGTTTTCACCTCCCTTATCTAAAGCGTTAGATGTTGACCCCATCATACATTTACCTATAACTCTACTACCTAACCTTAATGTTGTTTTCGTAACCCTCCAGTTGTTGAGGATGTTGTCCGGCCTTTCCCATTTACCCGATTCATCGTGGACGAGGAGTTTAAGTTTCTCTCCATCATATGAGTTGTCGCCTGTGTTCTTCCAGTCGATTGTGGTGTCGAGCCCCTCCAATAATTCCTGGTCTTGTTTATTTTGTATGGATTTTCTAGTGAGTCTACTGGCTGGTATTCTATAGGCAAGTTCGGTTTTGGGTCTGTCCATACCGTCCTGGATTGGCTTGAAAAAGAACGGGTAGTTGACGGATATTGGTACAACCTTGTCTGTGAACATTTTCTTAGCATCCGCTCCAGACTTAGACAAGATACCATACCGTGCATCTGACGTAATTGTCGCCAGGTTAACGGTTTCTGCTGAAGACATAAATGAAAATCCTGAACGACGGTTTTTAAGATAGCACATTCCATAACATCGTGAGTCTGCTTTACTAGCTTCCC